CAGAGTGTTGGGAACCTGATCAGCCACAGTTGCAATTAGGCATGTTCCCTGTATTTGATCCACAAGCTGTTTGTGAACCACGTCCAGATGTAAGTTATGAAGTTTCAGGTACTACTGGATTACAGACTAATCCTCAAGATTCAACAGTAACTAATCAAGATGCATATGGATATTCACAGGATGGTAGCAGACAAATACAATGGGGATGGTACCCTGTTGGTGGATCTAGTTTATTTGATACACTATTAACACCAAATGACTTGATACCAGTGGTATTAATTGGTACAGTCACGATTACAACAACTTAGGAGTTTAAAATGGGTTTTAGAACAGCAGCCGGTGGTATTAACCAAAAAGGTAAAACTAAGGGTACAAACCTTGGTGATTCAGGTCCAAATGTTTCCATTGAAAATGGTGGAAAAGGTAAAAAAGGTGCATCATCTGTAACAGGTGAAGCAATGAAAAAAATGGGTCGTAACTTAGCCCGTGCTAAAAATCAAAAGGGTTAATACAATGAAACCTACTACAAAAGATAGCTCACCAATGCGTACTGGGAATGCTAGAAATAACAAGCCGGCAGAAGCTTATGATAAAAATGGTACAAATGTATCTAATAGCAATGAGATTAGCATTCCTACGTTTACAAACAAAAAGTCAGCATATGAAATTTCAGCTAAAGATCCTGCAGCTACAGTAAGCATTGGATATAATGGTGACAACATCAATGGCTCATGGGATTATCGTGGTGCCGGTGCTGCAACTAAAGGTTTGAAAAACTACGGTCCTAAAGCATAATGAATTACGTTCAGTTACAGCAATCAATTCAAGACTATATGGAGTCTACGGAGCAGCTTTTCGTAAACAACATACCACGTTTTGTTCAACAAGCCGAAGATAGGATATATAACTCTGTCCAGATTCCGGCTTTACGTAAAAATGTGACTGGTACATTTACTCCTAATAATCAGTATTTAACATTGCCTGTTGATTGGTTATCTACTTATTCATTAGCGGTTATTGATTCATCTGGAAACTATAGTTATCTGTTAAATAAAGATGTTAACTATATACGTGAGGCATTTCCAAATCCAACAGCTACTGGGATGCCTACGCATTATTCATTATTTGGATCATCTATTAGTAATATCAATGAGTTAACATTGCTTGTTGGACCAACTCCAGATCAAGTTTACAATGCTGAATTGCATTATTTTTATTACCCACCAACCATTGTTCAGGGTGAAATATCTACAGTAGGTACTTTAGTTGCTGGTTCACTATACGGAACAGGTACTTATTATAACGTTCCATTAGTTTATAATTTAAGTGGAAGCACTACTAAAGATGGAATTGGCGCAACTGCTGATATTGTAGTTAATTCATCTGGATATGTTACATCAGTTACCATTACAAATGGTGGACAATTCTATACTGTAGGTGATGTATTATATGCAGCCAATACATATCTTGGTAATTCAGGAAGCGGATTTTCAGTAACAGTATCTGCAGTTACGAATGCTACCGGTACAAGCTGGCTAGGTATTAACTTTGATCCTGTATTATTTTATGGTTCATTACGTGAGGCTGCTATATTCCAGAAGCAAGAGCAAGATTTTGTTACTGAGATTGAGAACAAATTTCAAGAAGCGCTTGCTCAATTGAAACGTTTAGGTGATGGATTAGAGCGTGGCGATGCTTACAGAGATGGCCAAACTAAATTAAGGGTTAAATCCTAATGCCTATTATTCAAACAGCAACAACAATATTTAAGAATAATCTATTAAGTGGATTAGAAGATTTTAATCTGCCTAGTTCTTACACTTACAAAATAGCTTTATACAATGCTAATGCAACTTTAAATAGCACAACAACGGCTTATACATCAGTTAATGAAGTTACAGGAACTGGGTATACTGCTGGTGGACAAATTTTAACTCCTAGTGTGGCTTATGACAATACGACAAATACTGCTTATGTTAGCTTTGGGAATGTTACTTGGAGTCCTGCAAGTTTTACTTGTAGGGGTGCTTTAGTTTACAATAGCACTACTGGTGCAGCATGTTTTGTATTGAATTTTGGTTCAGATAAAACAGCAACAAGTAGTTTTACAGTTCAATTTCCAACGGCTAGTTCAACAACAGCTGTACTTAGAATTTCTTAGGAGTTTATTATGGATAATAATGAAATAGCAGGATTTGGCGATATTACTAGCGCTACGTTAGTAAAGAATGCTGAATTTAATGAGAGCTTCAGCATGGAAGGCCATTACGTAGCTAAGTGCTATGATAAAGATGGCAATCTTAAATGGGAAGATACAATTGGTAATCTAGTAGTTGCTGTTGGTAAACAGTTGATGCTTGATACTTTATTAGCCGGAAGTTCATATACAGCTTCTGTCTATATGGGATTGGTTGGCGCATCTCCTACATTTGCTGCAACAGATACTCAGGCATCTCATAGTGGATGGACTGAAGTAGGCGGAACAAATGCTCCGGCTTATTCTGGCACACGTAAGACTCCAACATTTAGTGCTGCAACATCTACAGGGTCTTCACCATCTAATGTAACAACAAAAGCTACATCTTCTGCTGTAGCGTTTACATTTACATCAGGCGGTACAGTTGCTGGTTGCTTCATTAATATCAATGGTACATCTGCCCAAGATAACACAACTGGTACATTATATTCAGCCGGCTCATTTACTGGTGGCAGCAAGACTGTAGCTTCAACAGATCAATTAAACGTAACATACTCTACAACTGCAACTAGCTAATAGTAATTAAGGAGTTAACATGGCTATACAGTCCATTGACTTTGAGATTACTAAAGACGGATACACGTTTAAAGATGCTATTGTCTATGATGATAGCATTGACTCCTTCACGCCTGAACAAATCTCAAGCATGCAACAACAACGCTTTGACAATTGGTATGCAATTATTACTAATCCTGTAAGCGTAGTATGGCAAACAGATGCTGAAGGTAATCAAGTATTAGATGATAACGGCAATCCTATTCCTGTAGAGGCTTAATATGGCGAATAGATATTGGGTAGGTGGTACAGCAACATGGGATGGAACTGCTGGCACTAAATGGGCTTTGACTTCTGGTGGTGCTGGTGGTCAAGCTGTACCTACTTCTTCTGATACAGTTTTCTTTGATGCAAACTCTGGAGCTAATACTGTAACTATTGGTAGTGGTACAGCAGTTTGTTCTACGCTAACAATGACTGGGTTTACAGGTACATTAGCATTTGGTAGCAATTCAATTACTTTGGCAGGAATAGGTGTAATTTACACAGGAGCAACTACTTTTTCTGTAACAGGTACACCATTAATGCTTTGCACTAACTCATCTTCAAGTGCAAGGACAATTTCCACAGGAGCAACTACAGAAGCCAATGCAATAAGTTTTAATATTTCTGCTGGCACTGGTAACATTAATCCAAATGGAAGTTTTAAAAATATTGACTTTACGGGATTTTCTGGAACTTTACTTAATTCTGGTAAAACTATATATGGGTCATTAACTTTATCAAGTGGCATGACAGCTACAGATGGAACAAATACAATTTCATTTGCATCTACTTTAGTTCAGCAAAATATTACTTCTAATGGAGTTACTTTTGGTGGTCCAATTACAATAAGCGGAACTCAAACTGTTCAATTGCAAGATGCTTTAACATTAACTTCATCTAGGACTTTAACGCTTACATCTGGAACATTAAATCTAAACAATAAAACACTTACAACAGGATTATTTAGTTCCTCAAATACTAATACACGTTCTATTTTGTTTGGAACAGGTAACATAACTTGTACAAGTAACAATGCAACTATTTTTAATATAGCAACGGCTACAGGTTATACATATACAGGCACACCAACGATTAATTTAACTTACTCAGGTTCTACAGGAACAAGAGCATTTGCTTTTGGTAGTACCGCAGGAGCTACAGAAACCAACGTACCTGATATTTATGTAACTGCAGGGTCAGATATTATTGCAACAAGC